CCGGCAGTGCCACCACTAACAGATGTAACCGTTGTTAAATTAAGTAACTGGAATCCATCTACGCAAGATAAGGTTACATAGGCTGGATCAAATCCAGTAGGGCTTTGGTAATTCCATTCCTGTACATACATAGAACCTAAGTTATATGTTGTGCCTAAATATTCTGCGGTAAAGCGAATCTTACGCATAGGTTTAATTTTCCCGTATAAACTAGAACCGGTATTGGCTGGATTAAATTGACCCGTTTCATCTACAAATGTAATGCGTGCTGTACCACCTGTAAATGAATCTGATGATCTATTAAAAGCACGGCGAATATAACATTGAGTTACAAGAGATGTTATATCTACCGTATCTGCGGCGGCAGTACCTAACACTGCTACATCTAATGGTGTTGCAGGATCATCAAGCACAAGGCTGGGATCAAAGGAAGCACCGCCGGAAAAATCAATTTCGGCCTTGAATATTGCGGCTGGCATTATCTTCCTAAATTAGTTAATTGAGTTACTGCACCTGATCTGTTTAAGTTATACAAAGCATCCTGAATTACAGATTGTAATTGACCCTCTGATATAACTGATCCGGCTACATTTACATTAACAGTAGTACCCATGCTACCCATTTTATCTAATGGTATAACCGCTTCTGATCCGGCTTCACCGATCATTGCAAGTGTAGGCCTAGTTACAATTCCGCCTTCTGCCATTAGCGGTATGCCTAATCTGCCTGCACCGCTTTCCTTGTATCGCTCAGCCGTAATTTCTGCCGCCGTCATGCCGGTGTAACCTACTGTGCCAACTAATTTTTTACCTAAATCTGTAAAATAACCTGGATCAAACATTGTAGCACCGGTAGTTGGTGTCGTTTTCTTTTTATTTATTTCATCTAATAATGCCAACATTTTGCGTAGTTCATCATTAGCCGCGAACAAAACTCTTAAATAAAGTAAAACTTCGGCAGTAGTAATGCCCCACTTTTTAGCCAATGATTCAACTTCGGCAGTAGTGATTTGCCCATCCTCAATAACCTTTAATACATCTGCGTATCTTGCCGCTTCATCAACTGCGGCTTTTGTGCCATCAGATAATTTTTGTAATAATTTTACACGCAACTCATCCTCACCCGATAATTTACGGCTAAGCGCAACTTGTAAATTGATCTTGTCAATATCAAACATAGCGGCTAATTCATTTTTCTTTTTGTCTAATGCTTGTTGTGCTGTTTTTTCAGCCGTTATTTTTTTGTCCCTAGCCAAGATATCAGCCTGAATTTTCTTTAACATTTCAGCATAGGTTAATTGCTTCTTAGTGCTTTTACCTTGATTTTGTAAAGCATCTAAAACTGATCCCGATAAACCGTATAAACCTTTTTCAATTAGTAATCTTTTCTCTCTATCTTTTCTTCCGCTTTCGCCCAGTTGTGCTAATTTCGCATCAGCGTTAGTTGCTTGCCCAGTAATAACATCTAGGTTGATTGTGAGGAAATCTAAATATGCACCTAATCCTTTTTTCTCAAAATTACTTGCAACACCAACCATAAGATCAGCGAATTGCGTTGCGGCATTTTCTACCTTTACACCAAACACATCTAATTGATCTGACCCAGTAGCAATGATTGATATAGCAGTTAAAAATCCTTGCCCTAAAGTTTCAGTGGCTTCGCCTGCACTAATTTGGAATGATTTTAATTGGCCTGCAAATGTTTTAGTTTGTGCTTCGGCTGATCCGGCGTACTTATCTAAATTCTGCATTAACTCTACAAAGCCCATTGATTTGGCTTCTGCGGCTGTAAATCCAACACCTAAAGCGGCTATTGATTTGTAATTACCCACTGCCGCTTTATTTACGGCATCAAGAACAGTACCTAAATCAGCCCCAGTGCCGGCTGAAATATCTAATGCTTTACTTAATAATGTTTGTGATATTTGTAGATCACCGGTTTGAGATATTAGTTGGCGCAAGGCAGGTACTAATTGATCCTCTGTAATATTTGTAGCGCGTTGTAAATCGGCTATAAATGCTTTAACGCCTGGCAATTCAAATTCTTGCCCAATGCTTCTTAAAGTTAATTGTAATTGCTTATCTAATCTTTCCTGGGCTAAAGCGGCTTGAATAGAATTTTTTGCAAATAAGGCCATACCTGCGGCGGCGGCTATTCCACCGGCTTTTGCAAATGCCTTTAATCTAAATGCGCCAGTTGCAACTACCTTATCAAAACCTTTTAATTCTTTTGTGGCACGCTCTAAACCTTTTTTATCAAACTTAGTAAGGAAGTTAATTGCAACATACTGACTTAATGCCATGTTTAACCCCTAAATTTTTCGCCTAGATATTTTTTAAGCACACCGTATAGATTATCATTTACTTGCCCACCTAATTGTTGTGATGCCCTGTAAATCAATCTTTTTTCTTTATATGCACCTGAATTAGCAGTACCTTGCAATTTGCCAATAAAAGATTCACTAGCATTTGGGTTACGACTTATACGCCTAGTTCTACTTCTTGATTTTGATGTACCAAATCCTGCTAACTCATAAATTATACCTGGCACAGATTTGTTAATTACTGCTAATGCTGTTACAGAAAATGTAGTGCCTTTAACTCTTTGAACTTTAGTTTTAGCCGCGCTAACTCTTATGCCGCGTATAACTTCTGTTTGTGACCATTTCCAACGGCTTCTTTTACTTTCACCAAAAGTTCTACCCCTATGTACTTGATCATTAGCCCATCCCCATGTAGGTGGATATGATGGTTCAACATCACGCCATCCTGGAAATGGTGAGTACGGTACAAAACTTTGTGCCAATTTTGCCACAGGCTTTACAGCCTTAGTTAATTCTCTTCTAAATTCTTTGTGTAAATCAGGTTCTATCTTTTTCATAGTCGCCATTAGTTCATCTAAATTTTCAACATAGATGGATGGCACTGCGGCTAATGATCTAGTACGCCCAGGTAATCCTGCATACTTAGGTTGCATTATTTCCGCCTAACTGTTGCCTTCTTGTTGTTGTAATAGCGTTCTTGCAAGATGGCTTTGATTGCTGAATAAATCGCTGGATCAACCTCTAATAAATCTTTAGGACTAATCCCGGTACTTACCGCCACAGATGCGATTTCGTAAATTTGGCCGTGGCGGTCTATCCATTTTTTGAATCATAAACCAAATCAATATCTGAATATTGATTGATGTAATCATCACCAAAGGCTAAATCAGTTTTACCGGCATCTTTTTCTAAACGCCACCCAAACCACCACAAATCTGATTCCATTTGTAGTTCGCCTAATCTCTTACGCCAGCCTGTTTTAAATTCGGCTTCAAAAGCCACCTTTGCAGATGGCGTAAGATCATAGGTTACTTTCTTACCATCCTTTTTAACAATTTCAATCTTGTGCATTGTCCCACCCTTTCATTATTACGCGCTTGTTGATTTTGTTAATGCGGTTACAGGAAGCGAAACGCTAACTGAAGCCACTGCATCCACAGCACCGTTTACAGGTGTCCAGGATGAGATTAAGCATGACATTGTGTAACTAGGATTGGTTGCAGATACAGTACCGGATACTGGAATTAACTTAATATTAAGTTTTGTACCTAGTGCATCTTCAAACAGTGAGTTCACTGATGCTGAAGCAAAATCATTGTACAGTTCAAGATTTAGAGTTGGGCGTTCAATCCCACCAATCATATTTTGAACATTGTCATTCATTGCAGTGATCTCTACCTGATCAATTTCGCGTGCAAGGCTTACAGTGCTGACATGATCAGTAATGGTAGATGTTCCCACGATCACGGCAACTTTATTACCCATAAATATGGCCATAGTTTTCCTCTCTTACTAACCTATCAACTCTACTGAATATTGATAACTTAGGTAATCAATATTAGCGGATGTTATTGTTCCAGGGGATGCAGACACAACCCTTAGAGTTTGTACAGCACCGCTTAATGTTTTATCAGCCTCAATTGCGGTTTTGATTGAAGTTGAACCGGATGAAGCAAGTAGCCCATCCAATCTTTCTTGCCCATTTCTTTCACTCATTCTACCCACTACAACAATGATCTGACATGTTGCTGAATCAAATCCTCTGTTTAATGTAAAGTCATAATTCATAGACAATTGACCAACTATTGCAAAAGCATTGTTGGTTGGTATGTTTGTAGAATCAGGGACATAATCAAATACGCGCAATCCGGTTATTGCTTGAAGCGCAGTTTTTAAATTATCTCTAACTGTACTTGGGGTCATGCAACTACTTCTTTTTTGTATGCCCTGACCATTGCAGTTACATCTCTGCCTAATGGGGACATTCTTACAACGCCTAAATCACCTAATCCTAATATTCCACCTGGGGCATCTTTACGCTTGTATAGATCGGCAGTAAGAATTAAACAAGCCATATTTATATCATTCGGTACTGCTGGCCATCCCCATTTTGCAGTGACTTGCACACCTGGGCGTAATCCATTTTGTGTTAGCCCTGGAAATATTGGCCAAGTTTCAGTATTAGATACCATTGTTAATTGAGTGTATGGCCGGCTTAAAGATGGGGCGGTTAATGGGTCTAAAATATAATCTTGATTTAAAGTTAAAGTTTTTGCGTATGAGCCGTTGCCATTTGAATCTGTTTTTACAACTAAATCCGTTGTACTACCAATATCATCTACATAAACAAAAATATCTGAGTAGGCACGATAAAGCCTTGCTGATGCAGTTGCATCTAAATAAAATCTTCTATTAGCAATCCGATCAATTGATCTTGATGCTGATTCAACCAAATTTTCTAACAAGTCATTATCAGTATTATCTGATATAGACATGTAAGCCTTAATTTCAGTTAATGTTGCATATCCATTTACTATAGCCATGATCGGTATCCAAATCCTGTATTGCCCTGGGACATTAGACAAACTCCATTCATTAAATACCGATCATAGTTAGAATCCAGGCCACTGGAAGGGTAGCGGCCTGGAAACTTATTGGTTTAGAAACTTGGTGTTGCTAAACCTGTACCGTTAATTTGTGCGATTGCTTTTGGATAACGCTCTGCGGTAAATGCTGACATACCGAATAGAACGATATTGATTGCAACCTTGCCATTTGGTTCTTCAAATGTTACATAGGTTGGTGCGGCTGCTTCTTCCCATAGATGACACTCATTTAGATCAACCACAAAGATTGTATCTTGATTTGTGCTTGTACCTTGCGCTGTTGAAATGTTTGCATCTACAAGAATTGGCAATCCTAGAATTGAGTAACCTGAGTTACCGTACTGTGGTGTGCCGTTACCTGTACCCATTGCGTTCATAGGATTGTATGCCTGTGGCACAATCAATGGCCTATTTGAACTATCTACTCCAGCCAACAGCATTCCTAATCTGCGTGGATGCATGATTACCGCGTTTGGATTTACATAGATATTGCTTTGGATTTGTTGAATCGCATCAGCGATTTTTGGATATAGGCCTGCAACTGTACCGGTTGTAGCGGTGTAAGTTACTAGAATTCCAGTGGTCATGTTTAATAGACCTAATGGTTGTCCGTTTGATCCTGATCCATTTAGAAGTGAGTTATCCAACTTGGTGTGATAATCACGAATCAAATCACCTAAAACAATTCCCTCAATGTTGTATCCGCGTAGTAATGCTTGCTTAGATACTGATTGTTGGCCTGCAATTGTGTTTACATTTACAGTTAGGGTGTTGTCTGCAATATCTTGTGATACTGCGGCTGTGTTCTGTGATGTTTGATATGCAGTTGTAGTACCAGTATTGATCTTAGAGATAACCACTGACATACCCTGTGTAGGTAATTCATGCTTTCTAGCGGCATCTGCAAAAACGCGGCCAGCCCGTGCTAACGGGGCGTATAAATCAACTAAATACTGCGGAACAACTAAGCCGGCAAAATTGGATGTACCAACTGCACGCTTTTCAATTGCCATTTCCTGTTGATGGCGTGCAATACGCGCACTGGCTTCACCGTCAGTTTTAAATTGTGCCTTTAAAGCATCTGTTAAGAAATCATTGCTTGATCTCTCTGAGTAAGTAAGTTGCTCGCTTGTAACTATAAAGCCACCTGCGCGTGCTTCTTTCTTTGGCTCAATATTCGCATCAACTTTAGCGGCTAAATCTGCGGCTTTTTGATTGCGGATTTCAATATCGGACATCTGCTCAATTCGCTCATCCAACTTTTTGATCTCTAGGTTAAGGGCTTCTACATTAGCCAACTCAACTTCGGATAGATCGCGTGCTTCT